GAAGAAGCAATGGAATACTTTGAATACAACACTGAAGGTGCGTGGTTAGGAGATAGAACTCCCATATTCGTAATCATGAAAGACTTATTAACACCAATAGAACCTATAGAGGAGGACTAAATGGCAGCAGGATGGAAAAACCCAGATGCCCCTTATGATTTTACACAAGCAATGTGGAATGACTACAACACAAATTATGCTCATTTATCATGGGAAGAATACATGCAGATGACAAAGTGGGGTATAAAAGAAATAGTAGATAAGACACCAGATAAATCTAAAGAAGAAAACAAAAAGTATAGTTTTACTGAGTCATATAATAAATCTGTAAAAGAAACTACTGACCCTGTACACTATCACTTTGACATAGAACCTTTTGATTACATACATGACAATCAAATGGGTTTTGCAGAGGGAAATGTGGTAAAATATATAACAAGGTGGAGATATAAAGAGAATGGTATTGAAGACCTGTACAAAGCAAAGCAGTATATAGATATGCTGATCGCAAAGGAGATAACAGATGGCGAAAGTCGGACTTAAATTAGGATTTACATTTAGAGTAGGTCCCCTAGATACAAATCAGTACGCAAGAATGGACATGGAGATTCATGACATTGATACTGAACTACCAATAGAAGAACAATTAGACGAAGCAGGATTGACTTTAGATAAAGCCTATAAAGCGGTGCATGATAAAGTAGATGGTGAAATTAGGAACATCCTAAAGAAGGGTAAAAAGAAGGATGGAGATTGAACACGTTAGAGCTATAATTACAGAACAAGTTTTATCTGAACGAGAGTCACAGGAAAAACAATGGGGCGAACAACTAGATCATACGGATGAATATTGGACCGTAATTTTAGGCGAAGAGTTTGGGGAAGTAGCTAGAGAAGTATATGAAAAAAATACAGCTAAATTATACAATGAACTTATTCAATGTGGTGCTGTATGCATGGCATGGGCTGAAGCAATACAAAAAAGAAATATAAAAAGACGAGTTGAAAAAGGGGATGATTTAATATGAAGTCAACTGCTAAAGAAATATTTAACACATTACTTAACGATAAAAAAGTAAAAGCTACCACAGGCGATGATACTAGTTTTGAATATACAAAGATACCTTTTAATATTCCACAGCTAGATAAAATTACAAACGGCGGTATACCTAGAAAAAGATTTACTTTATTATTTGGTGGCTTTTCATCAGGCAAGTCCTACGTTGCTTCACAATTGTGTAAAACCGTGCAAGAAGAAGGTGGAGTAGCTGTGTGGGTTGATTTAGAAAAATCATGGGATAGTGATTGGATGACCAAGAGTGGATTAAAAACTAAAGAAATGGTGGTATATAATCCTGATACATCAGAAGAAGCATTTAAAGCTGTAAGAAACTCTTTACAAGCTGGTGCAGACATTGTAGTAATTGATAGTGTAGCTGGTTTAGTACCAGCGGATATCTTTACTCACGAGGATGGTATTGCCCACAGTCCTATTGCGTGGCAATCTAGAACTTGGAATCAAATGTTAATGAGACTTATACCTGAGTTAAAACACGGTGGGGCTTTAGTTGCGATTAATCAGACTAGAGGCACTATGGGCAATGTTCAGATGATGGACACTATGCCCGGTGGAGAAGGTCAGAAATACTTTACCCATTGTTGTATGCATTTTACAAGAGGTTCTTGGTTAACTAAACCCGGCAAAAGTAATTCAAAGAACATGGCAGATAGGATGGGGTTTGAGATAAACGCTAGACTGTTAAAAGATAAGTTTGGTGGGGAAAAGTTTGAACAAGCAATCATACCATTTAAGTTTGATGGTGGTATAGATATGGTAGAAACGTACATTAGAGTTGCATTAGAAGAAGGCATTGTAGAACAAAGCGGTGCTATGTATTATTACAAAGATCAAAATTTTAGGGGTATGAATGCTGTGGTTACATGGTTTAAAGAAAACCCAGATAAATATGAGGAGCTTGTAGATGCCACGAAAGAGTCATACCTTACAGGAGAATCTGATAGCGAGAGTGCTTGATGAGGTAGGTTTACGATATACATGGCAAACGCCTGTAGGTAAGTATGTACCTGACTTTGTAATAACAGAAATGAATATTATAATAGAAGCAGATGGTCCATTTGGACACTTTGCAAAAAGAGATGCACTACGAGATGAGTATCTAAAAGAAGCTGGATATGAAATCGTACATGTAAAAGAAAAAACATATAAAGATATAAAGGCAAAGATATGGCAGGAATTAAAGCTATAAACAGCAAAACTCCTTCAAAAGGGAAACGAACTAAAAATCAAGATAGATGGTTGTTAAAATCTATAGATAATGTGTTGGGTAGGAAAAACAGCCCACCAACTAAAGGTAAGTTTTATCCTTCTTTATTTGGCAATCCCTGTGATAAATACTTATACATGGCATACAATGGGTTACTTGATTGGGATACTATAAAACCTCGTATACAAAGAATCTTTGACCATGGAGGTACTTTTGAAGAACGCATGAAAAAGTATTTAGAAAAAGCAGAGTTATATATTGACGATGAAGTATCTATAAAAAATGAAGACCCTCCAATATCAGGTAGAATTGACTTTGTAATAAAGCACGATAAACATGAAGAAGCCCTACTAGAGTTAAAAACTATAAAGGATGAGGATTTCAAAGATTTAAAAGAAGCTCCAAAACATGAACACATGATACAGTTACAAATATATCTTAACTTAACTGACAGAGATTACGGTGTGGTTATGTATGAAAACAAAAATGATCAAAACCTAAAAGCATTTAAAGTTGACAGGGATAAAAAAGTATGGGATGATATACTTAAACGATGTAAAAAAATAATGACAATGACTATAGAACCTGAAACATGTACAGGTATGTGGTATTGTAAATGTAAAAATAGGAGGTAAAATGGAAAAAAGATGGGGTTATCAAAATGCAATAGACTTTGCAAAAAAAGAAAGAGACTCAATTCCTAATGTTCCTTGGGTTGAATTTCAACAAGATGCAGCAGATACATTAGATTTTGCTGATGTAATCGGGGCTACTAATAAAGAATTAGAAATATATCTGTCTAAGTATGGAGGAACAAAAGCTATACTAGAACAGGTTGTAGCTAGCCATGAGATGAAGTTAGGGGCAATGCAAGCTCAATTTGATGAGGAATATAACGCAGCTTTTGCTAGAGTTATGCAAGAAGCTACAGGTAAAAAACCTACTAGAGATGAAGCTAGAGGGATGATTATGTCTTCTAACAAACATCTTATAGAATTGTTTAAGAGAAAGACTGAAATGGAGGCTGCTAAAAAGTATGAAGAAGGTAGGCTTAAATTATATACGCAGTGTTGGGTAACTATTTCTAGAATTGTAGCTCTAAGAACTAAAGGAATTGACTAAAACTTAGTATAATAATAATAGGAGGATACTAACATGATGGGAAAATTAAGACCTCAAATATTTCTAGCAATCATAGTCCTTGGACTTTTGAGTGCTGTTGGAGTATATTTTGGATATACAGAGATAGCCACAGGATGTACAGGGGGTATTATAGCATTAGGGATGAAAGTATTAGAATCAGAATAAATAAAAGGAGATAAACATGACAAGTAAAGACATAGCAAAAGGAATAGTAAAGACTTTACCAGCGTTAGGAGCACTTGCAGTAGGTGTGGGAGCAACTATAGCTGTATTTAAAAGAGATGCACTAGAAGATAAAGTGTACAATAAGTTGACATCTAGACAAATTATAAAGGAAGATATACCTTTACAATAGAACTATGAAATATTTAGGGCTAGATACGTCTAGTAAAGCAATTCACATTGTTCAATTAGATGAAGATGTAAACTTAATAAACATCTACAAAGCTGAATGCAACGCTAAAAAAGCATTCAAGGACAGATTTCCAGAGCTTATGGACAACTTCGCTAGAATCTTGGTAGAAGAAATTAACATTGATACCGTAGATTACGCTGTGATTGAAGAACCTATATTTGCACAGAACAGAAATGTAGTGCGTACTTTATCAGAAGTAGTAGGAGCTGTTTGGGGAACCCTATGTTTAAGTGATATCCCAACTACATTAGTTGACAATGGCACTTGGAAGAAACAAATCTTAGGTAGTGGTAAAGCTACAAAAGATGATATAATGAAATATGCAATAGAACAGTGGGGAGATAACTTCCCTGAACAAGACTATGCTGATGCAGCTTGCATCGCATCATACTCAGTGAAGGAGAACAGAAATGGCAGCACCTAGAGGTTATAAAAAGACTACAGGTCAAAAAAATAAAACATATTTTTATGACACACCTGAACCGAAGGATAATAAAGTAGAAGATAAGTTACCTAAAGGCATGACTGCCGAGGAGTTCAAAGCAAAGTATGCTAAGGTTGTGTGGTGTGACTATTATAAATGTATACACAATGTGCAAACTGAAGGAGCTAAACGAACTATAGCAACTTTATTAGAAAACCCTCAATATAAACCTCTTGGTCCAAAGGACGCAATGATAAGAGGTGTATGTAGTAGAGCTGAAATAGGTATTAAATTTAAAGAGATAAGCACAACAGGTGGCGTAAAGCACAAAGTTCCAGAGTGTTTTAATGCTGCTGGTAATAAAAACAAGGGTGGTATGGATTTTAGTAAATTGCTACAATCAGATGGAAGCCCACACGGAGGAAGTATTGAATCAGGAAACGCTGATACAGGATGGTCTAATGCTGCATATATGTAATGCCTAAAAAATTACCTAAAGCGGTTAAAGACCGTGCATTTAAATTATATCTGACAGAAGAATACTCTGCTAAAGAAATAGCCTTACAAGTATCTGCAGAACACAGTGTGGTCATGAGTGAGCAAACTATATACGCTTGGGTGCGGGCAGAAGATTGGAAACAGAAGTTAGCTGAAACAAAAGCTAAAGCTATAGAAAAAGTACAAGAAAGCGAATCTACAAAACTTGCTAGAATGCAAGAAGAACACCAACAAATGTATAAAGGTATTAGAGATAAAGCTGGCTCAGAGTTACAATTACTTAATTTTGAAAGAGCTTTTGATGCAGTTAAAGCATTAGATATAGGTATACAAGGTGAAAGACAGGTTGCAGAGGGTTTAATTAATGTTCAATTTATTCAGGATGTAGTTAATATATTAGTAGAGGAAATAGAAGACCCAGAACTAATTAAAAAAATAGCGGCAAAATTAAAAGTGCTGATGGCATCAAAAGACAATGAGTGATGATTTAACAACATATGGAAAAGCTTTTGAACTACTTGCGGAAAGACTAGAAAAAAGTAATAAGTATAAGATAGGTAGTTTTTGGGAGTTCACTAGAGATATATGGTCTCAAGGATTTGAGCACCCAGAATATTTTCAAGCATGGCATGTAGGTAAATTAACTGAAGAGGTAGAAAAGTGCATTGAAGAAGGTCTTAATTATTTAGCAATTTTACCTAGAGCACACTTTAAGTCTACTATATTAGGACACGCCTTTAGTATTTGGAGAAGTTTAAAAATTCAAGGTAACGCTAATATTTTATATCTATCTTATAGTGACACTATGGCTAAGTATCACATATCTGAAATAAATAAAGAAGTAAATCGTAATCCTTTATTGAAAGATATGATGACTAACAGAGCCCCGAAAGCAGACTTTACCTTTAGATATGACACAGGTAATGGTGGCAGTGCTGAGATACTACATGGAGGGTTATTTTCTTTCAAAAGAGGTATGCACGTTAATGGTGCTTTGATTGCTGATGACATATTAAAAGACCCTGAGAGTCCTTTAGCGTTAGGACAGATGAACAAGATTGAGGACCATTTTTTAACAGAGTCTTTGTTCATACCTAATCAAGGTGTGCCTGTTGTAGTAGTAGGTACTCCAATGATGCCGGGAGATTTACTTACTGTATTAGAAAAAGACGATAGATTTGTATCAAGAAAGATGCCTGCACTAGACCCTGAACCGGGTAGAAGAGTGTTGATGCCAGAGTTATATAGTGAAGAGTGGTTATTAGAACAACAAAAAGCTAAACCTAAATCATTTGCATCAGAGTTTTTATTACAACCGCATTTTAATACAGAGGCATATTTTGATTCTGAAGATATAGAAAAATGTGAAGATGCAAACTTGCGGTCTTTACCTACAACTGTTCAACACAACTTTGCAGATGATGAAGATGTGTTTGCAGGATTTGACGTAGGTAAGAAAAGACACCCATCTCACTTAGTTGTATTTAGAAGAAAAGGTGAACGTGTAGAACAGATACATCAGTCTTGGTTAGATGGTTGGGATTACTCGGAGCAAATAGAATACTTAAATGAAGCTGCAAGAAACTTTGGACTTACAAAAGGTTATATAGATAATACGAGAGGGGAGTTGGAAGATAGAGGACTAGATAGAACATGGTATCCCTTATCATTTACTTTAAAGTCTAAAAACAATATGGCACACATATTTGAACAGTATGTGCACTCAGGTAATTTATTTTTAATTAGAGATACTAGACAACGACAACAGATACTATCAGTTAATAATGAATTAAAAGCTCCAGAGACTCCAATGGGTCATGGAGATGCCTTCTTTTCTATAGCTATGGCATTACAAGCTGCTTATGAAACAGGTGTATATAACATGCAAACTGTAGGTGATTTGCAAGAGTTTGTTCATGATATAGATCCTTCATTAAAATATCAAAATATGGACAAAAATAAGCCAGAAAAGTTAATCGATTTTGATAAAAACGTGTATAATGATAATAGCAAAAACTTAGAAGCACCTAATCCAAATTGTACAGAGGACTTCTGTGGTCCCTCATTATGGGTGCCTGCTAGGGGTTTGTGCCTTTATTGTAATTATAAAAAATCATAGTAACCATAGGAGGTTCATTTTGGTCACGTTAACACAACAAGCAGAAACAGTAGCGTCAAAGAGATATTATTTAAAAGACGAATCAGGTGAACCTGAAGAAAACGCAAACACATTATTAAAAAGAGTAGCTAAAGCTATTGCATCTTCTGAAAAATTATATGGTAAGTCAGATGCGGATGTAGATTTAACTTCAAAAGAATTTTACGACATGATGACAGAGTTAAATTTCGTACCTAACTCTCCGACTCTCATGAACGCTGGCACAGAACAAGGCACATTATCAGCTTGTTTCGTGCTTCCACTAGAAGATAGTATGGAAGATATTATGAAAGCTGCCCACGACATAGCTATGGTGCAAAAGTTTGGTGGTGGGACAGGATTTGCTTTAAGTAAACTACGACCAAAGGGTGACAAGATAAAAACAACGCATGGTATTGCATGTGGTCCAATACAAGTATTACAGACACTATCTAGAGTATCATCTATGATTACACAGGGTGGTAAAAGAGATGGTGCAAACATGGCAGTAATGTCAGTGTATCACCCAGACATATTAGAGTTTATTGATTGTAAAAAAGTAGAGGGTGATATACATAACTTTAACATATCAGTAGGTGTAGACTCTAACTTTATGAAAGCCGTAGAAGCTAATCTTAATTACCCATTAATTAATCCAAAGAGTAAACAAGTGGTCGGTGAATTAAACGCAAAAGAAGTATTTGATAAAATGGTATACGGTGCATGGAGAAATGGTGAACCGGGTATGATTTTCTTAGACGAAGTAAACAAAGATAATCACGTTACAGAAGAGTATGGTGAAATGATTGCTACTAATCCGTGTGGAGAACAACCATTATTAGGTAATGAATCTTGTAACTTAGGGTCAATTAATTTAGCTAACTTTGTAGAATCTAGAGAAGTAAGACCTTATATTAAGTGGGATGAATTAAGAACCACTATTAAAACAGCTACACGATTTTTAGACAATGTGATTGATGCAAACAAATATGCAACTCCAGAAATAGAAAAAATGACTAAGGCTACAAGAAAAATAGGTTTAGGTATTATGGGATTTGCAGATATGCTTACACAACTTAGAGTATCATATGGTTCTAAAGAAGGCAGAAAGATAGGGTCTGATATAATGAGGTTCTTAAAGACTCATGCAGATAAAGCATCAATTGAATTAGCAGAAGAAAGAGGTACTTTCCCTGCATGGGATAACAGTGATTACGGTGAGGATGAAAAATATAGGAATGCTTGCCGACTAACTGTAGCTCCTACAGGAACTATCTCTATGTTTGCTGATGCATCTAGTGGAGTGGAACCACTATTCTCTTTAGCATATAGAAAGATGAACATATTAGAAGGGGAGACTCTTTACTATGTAAATAGATACTTTGAACAAGATGCTAAAGAAATGGGTTTTTATTCAGAAGAACTTATGGAATATTTATCTGATGGTGGTTCATTAAAAGATAGAACAGAAGTGCCCGATGAAATAAAAGAAATCTATACAACAGCACCTGAAATATCTCCTGAAGCACATGTAGGAATGCAAGCAGCTTTTCAAGAACATTGTGACTCTGGGATATCTAAAACGATAAACTTTGCAAATGATGCTACAATAGAAGATGTGTACACAACTTATATGCTAGCTTGGAAGACAAAATGTAAAGGTATTACAGTCTACAGAGCTGGTAGTAGAGACAAAGAAGTATTAGTAACAGCCCACAAAGCTGAAGAAAAAGATACACCAGAAGCACAACTTAGCCTGTTTGACGATGTAGAAGATACTCTTGAAGGGGAGTATGATTGCTGTACGACAGCAGTAGTTGTAATGGAATCAGGTTGTGAAACATGTAAAACATGTGGGTGGAGTGCTTGTCATATAGCATAAATTCACAGTTTTAGCAAAAAATAGTATAATAATAGTAGGAGAAAAGATATGCCTATAGGTAATATGTTAAGAGACAGACAAGAACAGTATGTCGCACAAAAAGACGGTACTGGAACTTGGAGAATACTCGATACTTGGCATGAAGATTTAACTAAATTAGACCCTGAAGATGAGATAAATGACGCTAGTGAAGCGGTTACAGTTTTATCTGAAGGTAGTTTTCTAGCTTTAGTTAGAGAAGCAACAAGATTAGGGGTGTTACAAAATGCTGCTCTAATGGAAAATGACGCTTTGGCTGACCAAGTAGCGGAGTTAAAAGAAGAAAACGATAGATTAAAAATACAAATTGAGACTACCCCTGCAGTTGAAGTCACGCATGAAGAAAAAGCAGGGTTGAAACAACATGCAATAGACACAATAGCTAAGATAGTGGCTATAGATAGTGTTGAAATAACTAAGGAATAGGGTATATGAAATTAGGAGATTATCTTCCAGAAGTTCCTGAAATGGCTAAGTCCATGGGAAAACTTGGTTCTCAGATAGATATGTTTGGGGACATGATGGAATTAAGTAAAGCCGCTGGGGATACTGGTAGTGGACCTACATTTGGTGTTGACTATATAGTAAACACTTATGTAAGAAATCAACTTGCATATAGAAAACAATTAATTCAAGACTTACAAACTGTAGCGTATACTTGTGAAGAATTAAGAGCTCCTATAATGCATATTACTGGGGAAGTATTTAGACGAGGTATAAAATTTGAACCCAAGGTAGAGGAACCTGATGAAAGTCAATTAGATAGAATAAATGAGTTCTTAGACGACTGTAATGTTTTTGATCAAGGTTTAGAAGAAGTATTAAGACAATTTCACTGGGATTTAAATACTGTAGATGACGCTTTCTTATATTTTTCAAAAGAATATTACGATAATGGTGACGGTACTTTACGTTCAAGAGTAACAGAAATTAGAAGAATTAATCCTGCACTTATAGAATTTGATTTAGATGAAACAGGATTACCTAAAAACTCTCATTTTTTCTGCCCAATTCATAGAGAACAAATAAAAGAATCTCCTGATCCATGCCCTGAAGAGAATTGTGAACAAACTTTACAACCTGCTATGTATAGATACCTGTATAGAACAGAGGTTCATTATTTCTTAGACACTGAAATAGTACACTTATCTAAATTTAATCCAACTGAAACATATGGTTGGTCACCTATTTTAACAATTTTTGAAAAAGCTCTAACTTTAATTGGTATGGACAGAAACTTATATAGATATTTCTTTGAAAGAAAAATGCCTGCATCTATGGTTATGGTAACAACAGATGATCCTGAAAGTTTAAAAAGAGAGCGTGAGGCACTTGCTGCAAAAACAAGGCAAGATCCTAATTACATACCTATGATCGCTGTATCTTCTAGAACAAATAGAGGTAGAGTTGATATGGTAAGACTATTCCACACACTACAAGAGATGGATTACTTACCAGTAAGAGCAGAAATAAGAGAAAGAGTATCTGCTATTTATGGTGTATCTCCTGTTTTTCAAGGGGCACCTGATTCATTTGGTGGATTAACACAACAAACTTTACAATTAACAGTAATGAGTAGAGTTGTTGAAAGGGATCAACGTCAGATTATAGAAAAAGTATTTTCTGCTATATTAGATAATTTTGGAATTACAGATTGGGAAATGACTCTTCCTAACCCTGAAGAAAAAGCTGAAGCTACTAGAATTGCTCAATCACAACAAAGAGCTGCGATTGCACAGCAAATGTTAGCTATGGGTTTCAATGTAGAACTTAAAGGTAACAAATTAAAAGTAGATGAGCTAGACTTTATAATTGATGGGCAAGCTGTACCTACTGCTCAAATGGCTGGTGAACAACAAGCATTAGCATTAGAACAAGCAGAAGAACAATATGCACAACAAAAAGCGGCTATGGAACAGATGCAACAACAGCAAGAAATGATGGCTGAAGCCGGTGAACAAGAGGGGGGTATTGAACCCGGAGGAGATCCACGCCCTAGAGTAGATGATGCTACAGGAGATGTTAGTATAGAAAATGCTGTAACGGACATACCTGAAAGAATAGCTAACATAGAATCTAAAAACATAAAAAACCCCGAGCTAAAAAAAGGCGTGGCTACATCTACATGGATAGATAGTTTAGCGGATCAAGGTTATCAGTTCCCTATAATTAAAGAAGTATCTGCAGATGGAAGACAGATATGGTTTTCTAATGGTGGAGAAGAATATGTAGGTAATTTAGGTGGCACAGGAATTAACAATATTGAAAAAGCATATTTTGGAAATCCAGTCTTTTCTGAAGCTGGAGGTAAAAAATATGTGGGAGATCAATATCAGTATGAACGAGGAGACGGCAGTTCTAAACCTAAAGCAGTAGACGTATCAGAGGACGATGATGACTAATGAGTGAGAAGTTTTCCGTCAAAGATTCAAAATATTCTGCTTTACCTAAGTCAGCCGCTCCCAAATCTCCAAATGAACCTGATCAGTATGAGGATCATTCCTACAATCATAGAGAAGTAAAACCTGACGGCACTACTGTTTACTACTATGACAATGGAGTTAAAGCTATTCACCACCCTAAAAAAACTGGTAAAGAATATCACAGAAGTGCTATGAAACATCACGGGGAAGAAGCTCAGAAATTTACTGATTCAAAAGAAACTGACAAGGCTTTGTCACATTTAAAAGCCAGAATCGGGCATAGATTAGCTTTACAGAGTAAACAAGACGGAGAAGAATCTAGTGTAGATAAACTATATAAAGACTTTGGTGGGGCTACTTCAGGTGCAGGAGATATAGTTGCTGTGGCATCTGATCCGGGTATATTTACTGAAACTTATAGTGGCACTAATAAAAAGAAAAAGAAAAGCACTAAACAAGAGATAGAGGAAAACAAAGAGAAAAAAAAGAAAGCTAGTGGTCCAGACAAATTAGATAAGTGGTTAGCTGAAACTGAAGAAAAAAGTTTAAATTTATTTGACCTTACTAAATCTGATCCAGCACCTAAATATCATAAAGGTAGAACTGGAGGACTTACTCCTGATGCTTCTATAAAAACTCCAGAAGAAGAAAGAGATGTAGAAGAATACATGGAAGCACGAGCTGAAAATGCAGAGAACAGAGCTTTCGGACTTACTAAAACCGCAGAGTTTAGCAACTATGTTGTAGACTTAATCAATGATGTAAGGAAAGAATTAAATAAAGCTGATGAAGAAGAAGACGTTGAATTATCTGATGAGGATCACGAAAAGATGTTAAATGTTGTGGAAAAAATTGAAACCCAACATAATCGACATTTTGAGTTAATGCAACATATAATAATGAATAATTTTAAAGAAAATCCTTCTAGATGGAAAATTGCTTTTAATGACTCATCTTTAGAAAAAATGGAAACTGATTGGTCAAAAAGTAAAAAAGATGATAAACTAACTAATATGCCTTTTTTAGGCACTTACAAAAAGTCTATTGAGGGTAGACGTGAAAACCCTCCACAAGTAGAAAAACAATATGGGGCAAAAAGAAACCCAAGACCTGACCCTAACGGGTATAGGAATCCGCCAAACAGGAGGGTTCCAAAGGATTAAGAGGAGAACAGCATGACAACATTCGTCATACCGGAAGAGGCAAAAGAAGAGATAGTAAAAAGAAAGATGGCAGGAGCGACATGGAGTGCTCTATCTAGATGGGTAGAGGATAGATGGGGTGTAGCAGTTCACAGAACTACACTACAAAAGTGGTACGATAGAGAAGTAGAATTAGTTGATGAGGAACAGTCAGAAGATATGGATGATATGCAAACAGACTTTACACCCGAAGCACATGTTAAACTGGCTAAGAAAGTAGAAACTTATAAAGCAGAATCTAGATATTGGAAGAAAGTTGCAGAAGCAGCCATCAAAAAAGACGCAAAAGAAAACCTTCTTATAGACTCAATTAAAAAATTTACC